TAGTTGTGTGAATTATTGCTTTAGTTGCTGTTTCGTATCTGTGTTTATCTATTCCGACTTTCCATTGAATAAGAAAATCACCAATAGCGTCTTCTGATGTGTCAATGATTGCGTTTAATGCTGTGTCATCGTAAAGAGTATTTGGAACGCCAAGTACAGCTCTTAACTGAGCTGCTGTTACTAATACTGGCATTTCATTTCCTCTCGTTTAAGGTGAGGCTACCCACAGGGGCGAGAGTAGCCTCACGTTCTAGGGTTTAAGCAGTTTTGTTAAACCAGTTTGCTCCAGCTGCAATTTTTGTAGCAAGGGCACCAAATCCGTAATAATTTACGTCGATTTGACCTGTATTAATTACTGCTGTGCGTAGTGACAATCTTGGTGATTCGTACCAGGTGTATGAATCAGGATTCAATACAACCATTGAGTAATCGCCTAGACCAGTTCCACCAGTTCCATTCATTGAACGTGATACGTACATATCAAGTCCTGAAATTTGACCACGCAAACTTTGTGGGCTTACTGCGCCACCTGCGTTGCTTGGTTGGGTTGCTGTGTAAATTGGACGACCAGCTTCGTTGTAACTCATAATTTTACCCCATTGTTGCGGGCTAACTACAATGTTACGAGCAAAGCCAAGTGAACCTGAGTAAACAGCTGCTGCTGCAGAGGACACGTATTCTAATAATCCTTCTCTGTCTTCGTCTGCTGGTGTTGCGTTTAATGTACCTGCGTTTGCAACTTCGCCTGCAACGTATGCGTCTGTGGCTTTTGCGTATGCAAATTCCATTTGACGTACAAGTTCATCAAAAAATACTGGTGAGCTTCTGTCTAATAATTCAACTGACAATGTTTGTTGTCCACCGAATTTTTTAACTGCAACTGATACGAATGAAGAAGCTGTATCTGTTTCTGATAATGCTGCTGCTTCGTCTGCTTGTGCAACTGTTGGTGCTGTTGTAATTTTTGGAATTTCAAAAGACATACCTGATGCTGGAAGTGTTGCGCGTGAAATTGCGTCAATAAATCCTCTGTCAGCGTTTGCGATTCCGTTAATTACTTCGGTTGATTGTGGTGTTGGAATAAATCCAGCGTTGTTTCCTGTGGTGTCAGCTGCCATAACATATTGACGGCTTTCGTCATTACCTAAAGCTGCTCTTAATGAGTGTTCTAAGTATGAGCCTTTAGAAACGATTGGGCTTCTTGGTGCTGTGAAGATTGCAGGACGCGCGTTGCGTTCTTGGGCTTCAACAGCTGGGGTTGCTACAACTTCTGCTGCAACTTCCTCTACTACTTCTGGGGTAACTTCGTTTGACACGATAGTTTCCTCGCTTTCTGTTGGTTGTAAAGTGTCTGCGCTTGCAGCTACTTCGGTTATTTGGGCATATTCGCCAAATGCTGGGAATGTAACGTGTGAAACTTCTTTTAGAGTTGCTTCGTTAACAATTACTTGTTCACCTTTTGTTACATAGTCGTCAATCATTGCGCCTACGCTAAATCCAGTTCTTAAACCTTCTTGTGCTTCGGCTAATGCGTCGTCGCCTGCATTGGTTCTTGCTATTTTGAATGTTCCGATAATTCCTTTATCGTCTTCTTCATATCTTGATAGTTTTCCAATTGGTCTAGTCATATCGTGTTCGGTAAAAAGTTTAATACCTTCACCAATCTTTAATGAGCCTTGTTGAAATACAACGTCGCCCATATTTGTGTGTCCTACTTGACCAAAGGGAACAATAACGCCTGTTAATTCACGTTTTGATGAATTAGCTGCGATAATGTCGGTTGAGAATTTAATAAAATTATTCATTTATCAAATCTTCCCTTTCTCTTGCTTCCTCTACTGTCATTACACCAAGAGGAATAAGTTTTTGATATATGTCAGCGCGTTCTATAGCACTTGGGCTGTAAAATTCTTCTAAATCAAATTTTACTATAGATCCACGTGGCGTAATATCGTTGTCGCTTAATCTTTGTGTAATACAAGTCATTAAAGGTTTTAATGACAGATCTATTAGGCTTCTTCTTTCAGCTGTAACGTTTGAGTAAGTCATTGAACCACCTGCGTTACCACCTACGTAGTATTCAGGTAAATTACAAGCCCTAGCAATCTCTGAAGCCATATATTGACGTGCAGCGTTTAGCGTTAATTGTTCTGGGCTAAAGCCTATGCTTTGAAAATCAATTGTGTCGTTAACAAAAGCTGTGCCACGTGTTTGTCTTGCTTCTTTCCAAGAATTTAATAGGGCTGTAACTCTTTCAGCAGGCATTGGCAAGTTAGATTTCAACACAACGTTAGGTGTTGGTTCGTCTGCAAATCTTTTAACTGCTTTTTCTAATGCAAGTGCTGTAAGTATTGTTGTTCCTGCTCTTACAAGTAATCCTTCGTCAAATCCTGTAAATGGTATAAGTGAACCCAGTCCGTTTTCTGGTACTCGGTTTCCGTCAACACTGTAATAACGTACGTTGTGACCTAATGCGTCTAAAGTTCTGGTAACACGGCTTACTGAAATCCATTCAGCACTTAAAGGTCTTGAGTCTGCACCAAGTTCAAGTATTCGCATATAACCTTGACCTGTAAATAAAATGTCCTCTGCCAAAAATGTGTAAACAGACTGTCCAGTCATACGAGGGTCGGGTTGCCTAATAAAAGGTGGGGTCACAACTTTGCTGTTGTTTGATTCGCGTCGAACTTCTAGTGGTAATGAACCAATAGTTGCACATATAATATTTCTAGCTCTTGCAACTGCTGGTACTTGCATAGCTTGTGCTCTAGTTACTGATGATAAACCAAAATAATCAAATGGTTGGGCGTATTGTTGATAGTTGTATGGTGCAACGGCTGCATCAACTTTGTTTACGCTGTCGTCTGGTGTGACACCAAGAAGATTTTGAAAGAAGCCCATAACTTCTAATTCTTTACCAAATCGTTATAATAGTCAAGCACCTAAGCAACTACAATGTCTTGGTTAACTGACCTTGTGCCGTACTGTTCGGCTTTGTGTATTGCCAAAATCATACTTATTGCAGCTGTGGACACTTTGCGTCTCATTACGTACCAAGCACCTGAGTCGTTTGTTTTCTTTGTGCAAGTGTTTACGCTACTTGTTAATTCTGGTTGGTTCGAGTGAGCTAGTCGTCCACCTGACATAGCACTAAGTACTTGGTCACAAGCTGTGAAATAGTCTGCTCCTTTAATTAGGTTAGCGTTTATGCCTGCTTGTCTTAGTTTGGCTACTACTGAGTCACCTGTAAACCTGTTTGCTATGACTTCTTCAGCGTTGTAGTGTTTTGCCCATTCGGCTATACGGCTTGCTATTTGTAAATCATCTATTGGGTTATCTTGATCTACGTATTCCATTAAACCAACGGCTATAGATTTATCTTTAAGCATTTGTGCACCTGTTAAAGCCCAACTGTTTCGTTCTGGACTTATTTCAACACCAAGCCAAGTAGGTCTGTCAGGTACAAGTGTTAAATTAGGTTGCATACAAGAATTCCACGCACCTTGTTCCCAAGCACTGTTCATTGTTTCAACCCATTGGCATAAAACTTCTGTTTGAAATATTTCTGCTGGGTCACTGAGCCTGGCTTTGATTGCTTCTAGTTGTACTGTTCGACCAAGGGCAGGGTTTGCTTCTTGCCAGCCTTCTATGTCTGCAAGTTTTCTATCAGGTCTTGCTGACCATTCCATATACAAAATGTCTTCATCTGTATCTTTTTCTATTTTGTCAAGTGCTCGTTGACGTAACGCATTGAGCACCACACTGTAATGATCTCCAGCGTTTGAAATACCCCAGAATTGTGGGTTAGGTCTTGCGTTCATTGTAAACGCTAAAGCTGCGTAGGCATCAAAGGTTTTATGTTGTCTTACCTCGTCCAAGTAAACTGTGTCAGCTGATAAACCTCGCGCTCCACCTGCCGTTGGTGCTATAATTTTGTAACGCATACCATTTTTTAATTCAACTTCTTCACGACCATTAGCTCTTGTAATATGTTTAACCTTTTTGCGTAACCAATCAAAGTTTTCAATTGTTTCAATAACTTTTCTAAACGTCTCTAACGATAAGTCACGTGTCTGCGCTGTTGCTATCTGCAATTTTTCGTCCCACAAATAAAGACCCGACAATATTCTCATTCGCATAAGATGAGTCTTACCTTGTTGTCTTGCACAAATCGCTAGCACGTTTCGGTGCGCCCAAGTGTGGTTATCTTTTATTTTAGATGCTTCATCAATCAGGTATTGTTGCCAAGGAAGCAACGGCATACCAATTTGCTCAGCAAACTCAGCAACCTCGTTACCTCTAGTTGGGTGTACTAGTGGTGTGGTCTGAATTCTCGGGGTTGAGTTTCCTAAGATCGTCAAGTGGGTCTTCACCAACTTCTAACTCAGGTTTTTCTTTACGACCAAACAAGCTAAGACCATACTTGTCTAAGATTTGTTGCAACTGCCCCATATATTTAACTTCTTCAATAGGTTTCAATGTTCCACCGTCTAAAACACCAGCAAGAGTAAACGCCATAGCCATACCAGCTGCGTCCAAGTCTGAGATTATGCCCTGACGTAACGCTTCTTCGTGAGCACGATCTAAAGCAGGCAGAATTCTGTGCTTTTCTTCTTTAATCATTACAACTAACTCCTTTAGGTAATTCAAACGGTGTTTTAAGCCCTTTTGGGGAGAAAGACAT